GTTGAACGTCACTGGATAGCCGCTTGTTTGCAGATCGGACAGGCCGGTATCGACGTAGGTCTGCGTGCCAGGATTCCACAGCCACCACTTGCCGCCGTTGCGCTTGAGGCCATCGACCATCTGCCGGACGTTGCCCCAGAGGCCCACCATGCCGCGCCAGGTGGCTTGGGCGACATCGGTGGCGTCGGTGTTAGCGGCGGAGCCGGCGCTGACGCGGCCCTGGCCAATCAGGCTTTGGCTGTCGAGCCCGCCCATTTCGATGCTGGCGAGCATCTGCATTCCGCCAAGCATGTGGTAATCCCACAAGCGGAACCCGGTGACGCCGCCGGTGTTGCGCGCGGCGGCGCGGGATTGCATGGTTGGGAAATCCAGATTGACCAGCGGCGTGGTGCCTGATGCCGACCCGAGCGCAGTGCCGCTGTCATCCGTGCCCTGGTATTTGCCGACCCAAACGTGGTCGCGCCAGCCGCCGGCGCCGTCGGCGAACATGGGATGGACGGCAAAGCCGGAAACCGCCGCATCGGCGATTTGCCAATAGGTCTTTCCCGCATAGGTCCCGCTCGGCACGGTGCCGGCGCGGAACCAGAACTTTGGGATTTTGACCATGGACTGGCTGTCGATGGTCTCCTCGACGATGCCGGCATAGGTCGCATGGTTGTTGAAGAAGCTGGCGTCTGTCGTCTTGGCGTCGAAATTCTCATCCACCCGCTGCCAAGTGCCGGCGCCACCGCCGGACGCGACCATCACCAGACCAATAACGCTCGCGAAGCTGGTTAGTGTCGTGAAGCTGACGCGCGCGCTGTACTCGGACCAGCCGCCGATGCTGCCCTCGTGGCGGACCTCGGCGAGATAGCTGGTGCTGACGCTTAGGTTGCCAGCCCCGACGGTGTGGGCCGTTAGATCGCCGGTCACGCGACCGCTGTCGTAGATCAGCGTGCTGCCGTCACTGCTCCAGATGCGCCACTGGGCCGCGCTCTGGGTGACGGTTAGCGCGCTTGTGTAGGCAAACGCGGAGCTGGTGAGTTCTGGCGTCTCGCCCACGCCGGTCGCGCCCGCGCTCGGGCTGGTGAGCGTGGGCGTGGTAACGGCAGCGAAGGCGCCGCTGGGGATGACGTCACCAGCGGGCAGGCGCTTGGCCTGCCCGTTGATCAGCACCAAGGGGATGCGCTCGGCCATTCGTGGCTCAGGGCGTGGCTCAGGCGCCGATCGGCCGCTCGATCTCGATCAGCAGCTCGGTCGTGCTGAGCGCGAGACCGACCGCGGCAACGAACTGACCGGTGGTATCGGGTGGCGTCGCGGTGAGCTGCCCGGCGGTGGCGGCGTCCAGGTAGTAGCGACTGCCGGCGGTGAGCGTGGTCGCCCCGACCACACTGGTCCAGTCCGCGCTGGTCAGCACGCCGGAGTGCTGGATGTTGCCGCTGCCGGCGCTGGCGATGCTCGCGTCCTGCACCAGCCCGGCGACTCGAGCGGTGGTGCTGGCGTTGGCTTGCGCGAGATCGACCGAGCCGGCGCCGTCGATATACACCGGCTGACCGACAGTGATGGCGCCGCCGTTGCCGTTGGTGGCGCTGAAATTAACCTGTGCGGTCGCGCCCTCAACGGTGTCGCCGCTCGGCAGGCGCTTGACTGCGCCGTCGACGAGAACAAGGGGTTTCCGTGTAGCCATTGACTAATCTCCTAAAGGGTAATGGGCGGCTCGATCTGCAGAGCCATGGTGGTGGCGGAAGCGGCGGCGCCCAGGCGCACCAATGCCTGGCCGGTGGTGTCGGGTGCCACCGTGGTGAGCGCGCCAGGGGTGGCGGGGTCCAGGTAATAGACCGCGCCGGGCGTCAGCTCGACCGCGCCGGTGGCGGCGGTCCAGTTAGAGAGGGTGAGCGCCGCGCGGGCGATAGCGACCGCCACGCCCGCGGTTTGATCGGTGGCCGCCAGCCCGGTCACCTGCGCGCTCGCCGGTGCGCTGGCATCGGCCAGGGTGGCGAGTGCGGTGGGCGTCACGCGCAGGACCTGGCCAGCGGCGAGGTCGACGGCCGCCTCGGCACTCAGGGTGCCGCTGCTGGCGGCATCCGGTGCCTGCCACACGGCATCCCCAGCCCCTGGGCTGAGCTTGGTCAATACCTCGCCAGCCGCACCGCCGAGCGGCAGCAGCCGTCCGGCGAGGATGTCCGCCGGGTCGACCGTGGCAGCGCCGGCGATCAGGTCAGCCAGCGCGACGGTGTCCGCGCTGTCCGGCACCTGCACGTGCCACGCCTCGGTATGGACCGGGCCGGTGATGCTGAGCGCGTAATAGCTGGCGGCGCCAGTGGCCTGGGCGATGGCGCTCTGCGGCGTGAGGTCAATCTCCCACGCGGGACCGGCAGCCGGCAGCCGATAGCTGGCCGTGCAGGTGACAGGGCTGCCGTCGCTGGCGCGCAGGCCGATCAGCGCTCTCCCGCGCTCATCGACCAGTTGCACGCGCACCTCGGCACTGGCGCCAACGCCAGCGCCAGGGTCGAGCAGCGGCGGGATGCTGATGATGGTCATTCAGCCAGCGCGTTACTAACGTTAGCGCATGCGCACGCGGAAGTATTTGCTAATGCCGGCGCCGGTCTTGGTGCTGTCGAGCAGGACCTTGCCCTTGACCTCGAGGCTGGCGAAGTCGTCGCTCAAGAACGGCAGGCTGGCGGTGGCGCCGATCTGCAGGCGGTAGATATCGAGGATGGACGGGCTATTGCTGTCGGCCTCATTGACGCCATCGAACGTGAGCTCGTAGATGCCGCTGCCGGAGGTGAGCGCCTGGACGATTTGATGCGCGCCATAGCTGTAGGCCACTGAGATGGGGCAGCCGTCAGGGATGCCGCCGTCCATGATCATCAGGCCGGCGCCGCGCACCTCGTAGTCGGTGTCGGCCACCGCCGCGAAGGGGCCGCGATTGGTCCATTCCGCCGTGCCGTCGGTCACGGTGCCGCCGACGATCAGGCCCCAGGTCGGCTCGGTGCTGTCCGTGGTGCCGGCGGTGGTGCATTCCTGCAGGTTGGTGCCGTCGTCAATGAACGTGCCTTCTGCGACAGCCGTACTGCCCGCCCAGGCGCCGGCGCCGCTGGTGACCACGACGCTGGTCGGGCTCGGGTACTCCAACCCGAACAGCCCGCCCTGGTAGGCGATGCCGGTCTCCGCAGCCACGGTGCCGGCGCCCTCGGCGCTGGCGTCGCCATAGAGCCCACGCGCGAGGTTGACCGGGTCGAGGTCGTGCAGGGTGAGGCTGGCCTCGATGCCGGTGACGCGCGAGAGCGCGGCCCACTGCCCGCCGCCGGGCTGGGTGTAGTCCGCCAGCGATTTCTCCTCCTCTGAGATGGCCAACTGGAGCTGCGACACATTGCCGACGGCGACCTTGGGGCCAGCGATGGCGACGTTCTTGAGATAGGTTTGCCCGGCATTGAGCGTGGGGCGGTAGGTTTGGATTTGCACGGGCATGATGGACTCCTCAACAGGGCTTAAAGCGGGGGTTTAGGTCGGGCGTCGCGCACCAGCTCGGTGGCGAACTCCAGCGGCAGCCAGTAGTAGCCGCTGGCGAAACCGGGCGGCGGCAGATCGGACAGGGTGAGCGGCGCACTGGTATGGGTGGGCCGAAAGCCCATCAGCTCACATAAGCAGTGATCGGCCAGGGCGCCGGCCTCGGCGGTGGCGTCTGCGTCGCTGGCGTTGGCGATGTTGCGCACCACCACCACCACCAGCCAGGTCTGGCTGATGCGGGCGATCTTGCCGTCCGGTCTCGGGTTGCGCTCGCCGGCCACCTTGGCGCCGCCGTAGCTGACCAGCACGGCGGGACAGGGCAACGGGGTGCGGGCGATGTCGCCAATCTCGCGCATCGGGCGCACGGCCACCTGCGTCTGCCCGAGGGCATCGAGCGCGGTGCGCAGGTGGGCGATGAGTTGTTGTTCGAGATCGAGCAGGGCCATGGGTCACCAGCGCGCGAGGGTGTCGCGGTCGAAGCGCCGGGCGCCGGCCGACACGACGGCTTTGGGCGGCTCGATGGGGTTGTCCTCGGCCAGGCTGGCGCCGGCGAGGCTCAGGCGGCCCTCGCTGATCAGGCGCAGGTCGCGCTCGGCCTGGTCGCGGCCGTCCTTGACCACGGCGGGCACCTCGGGTCCGTCCGGGCGCAGGGTGTAGAGGTGATAGCGCGCGAGCGCCACGCACAGGTCGCGCAGTTGCCCGGCGCTATCGTCCCAGGGCAGGCGGTAGCGCTGCGCCAGGTATTGGTCGATGCGACGCGAGGCGGTGGCCAGCGCGTCCTCGACCACCATGTCGTCGAGCAGCCCGCCGGCGGGGGCGCCGGTGAGCCACAGCAGCAGGTCGTTGCTGTAGCCGAGCTGTTCGAGGGTGGCGTACATGGTTAGCTCGGGATTAGCTCGGGTTACGCGGGTTGGTGAAGAGGTAACCGGCGTTCTGGTAGCTGATCAGGGCCTTGCGCTGGTCGATGACCTTGACCACTTCCACGCCCTTGATGCCGCGCTTGGGATCGAAGTAGGTGCCGGTTTGGAACGCTTGCTCGAACTGGGCGGTAAAGCCGAAGGTCGGCAGCGTGGTGCGCGCGCTGGTCAGCCCCCGGTTGATGTGCAGCAGCGCCAGCGCGTTGCCCCAGATGCGGGTGTTGGTCTGGGCCTGGCCCTTCTTGGCGGAGTCGTACCACGCCTGACCGACGAGGATGCGCTCGAGCTCCAGGGCGTCGGCCAGTTGCTGGGTGGTGACCTGGCCGGAGTCCGCCACGGCGGTGGGATAGATGCGCGCGACCACCTCGGGATGGCGCTTGATCTTGGTCAGCGTCAGGCGATCCACCACCATGGTGTTGGGCCGCACCAGCATGCCGTCCATCGCATCTTCGATTTGCGCGATGGGCGTGCCGTTGGTCTCGTCGTCGAAGTAGTACAGCCCGCTGGTGCCGTTGAGCGTGGCCTTGAGTCCGCTGGCGTAGTTGGCCGCCGTGGTGACCAGATCGGCCACTTCCTTCTCGCGCGCGAGCATCATCAGCTCCATCACGCTCATGGTGGCCTGGTCCATGGGGTCCAGGGCGCCATGGGCGCGGGCGGTGTCGATATCGCGCACCGGCACCGGGGCCTCCAGGCCATGGTCGATGACGCGATCGGATTCGTTGTAGTTCTCGAACTCGACCTGGTTGGCCGCACCGGTGCGCCCGATCTTGGTGTCGGGGATCATCAGGCGGGACTTTTCGGTCACCTTGGTGTACTCGAACAGCTCGCCCTCGACATTGACGCGCGGCAGAATCTCATCGGCGATCATGCCCGGCTGTTCAAACGCCATGGCAATGCGCGTGAGGCGCGGGAGGATGCGGAACGGCTGACCGTTGGCGGATTGGGTGGTGGGCATGATGGGCTCCTATCGATAAAGAGTGGTGGCTGCCGCTTAGGTCAGGCTGGTTAGGTCAAGCTGGCCGTGCCGAAATTGAGAAACACCGGGACCACGTCGCCGTCGACGCCGCCGTGAACGAGCCGGCCGATGGTGGGGTTGGTGTCCGCTGCCGCGACCGCATTGCCAGAGGCATCGCTGGCGACCAGGGCGCCGGCGGCGAGGGTGCCGGCGAGTTCGATCTCGGCGATCCCCAGCATGGTCACGTCGACCGGGTCCTCGGCCGCAGCGGCGCCGACCTGTCCGGTCACGCCGATGACGATATCCGCGGCGCCAGCGGTGGCGACGTGGTCTTGATCGCTGCCAGGGGTAACGGCGGTATAGGCGGCAATGGCGCCGTCGGCCTTGAAGGTCTTATCGAGAATGGGTGTCTTCCAGCTCATGGCATGGGCTCCTGTGCGTTAATCCTGTGCGTTATTCGGCGGCGCCGGCTTCGACCGCATCGACCGCTTCGGCCAGTGACACGACCACACCGCGCTCGGCCATGCGGGAGCGATAGGCGCGGGCCTCTTGCGCGACCTGGGCATCACTCTTGCCCTTGGCCTGATCAGCGGCGGCGCGGCCCTTGGTGGCGACTTCGCCCAGGGCGACCAGCGGGGGCTGGTTGCTCAGGTGGTCGCGCAGCCAGGCGGCGGCGTTGCGCTCCTGGACCGCTCCGCTCGCGTCGGCCTCGGCAAAGCAGGGGGCGGGTTGGCTGGCGTGCTCATCGAGCGCGAGGATGATCTCGGTCACGCGCGGCACGTCGACCGGGCGCAGCTTGGCGTCGCTCGCGAGCTGCTCGGCAAAGGCGGTCACCTCCGCGCGGCGGCGGGCGGTTTCGGCCTCGGCCAGGGCTTGCTCGCGCGCGGCGAGCGCATCGAGCTTGGCCTGGAGCGCTTGCTCCTGCGCCTGCAGTGCGCTTTCGCGTTCGGCCAGATCGGTGGCTTTAGCATCACCGTTGGGCAGGCTGGTCGGTTGGGGCGGATTCTTCGGCGGCTGGGGGGTCTGGGCTTGCGCGTCAGGCATGGGGGTCTCCGATTGAGTGGCCAGAGGATCAGACGGGTTAGCGAGCGCGATTTCGATCACGCCCTCGGGGTCGGTGGCTAGATCGGCGCCGCGCAGCCCCTTGATGGCCGGGGGCATGGCGCCGAGAAAGCCGAGATGACGGATGTAAGGCTTGCTCTTGTCGGGCAGCGGGTTGTCCGGGTGGCCGGCGGGCCAGAAGGACAGGGAGCGCTGGGGGTAGCGCTTGGCGCGGTGGGCTTCGACAAAGGCGGGGTCAAGATCGGCGAGCCCAACATCTAAGGAGTCCCCATCCAGGCGCGGCTGGGTGACTAGGCCAAAGGCGGGGCTGTTGTGCGCGGGGTGACCAATGACCACCGGCGCCTGATAGAGCGCCGGGTCATAGCTGGCGGCCAGATCGGCCATCAGCGCCGGGGTGATCTCCACCGGGGTGCCGTGCATGTCGCGCACCGTTGAGGCGCGCAGGACCTGCACGCGAGCAGGGACGC